AAGTCAACATCATTCGAAAACTTAACCCCATGGGTTAAGGCGAACTGAGGTTGACTTTTGAGATACTCGAAAAGGGCCCTCTGGAGGGGTTGGAGACATTTTGTCTCCGCCTCGGCTTTGGTGATCATCCGAACTTTAAGAGGTTCGGGGATCGCCACAGCCTTTACCTTAGGCGCCCTGGGAGGGGGAAAGGAGGGGAAAATCTGTGAGATAGAGATCTCATTATCCAGATAAGGAGTCTTGGTCCTCTCGACGTTGACCTCATAAAAGGGTCGAAGGTCGGAAGGCCGGGCATCCACCCGGAGACAAGTGATAAACTGTCTCCAGGTGCCCGAGAGCTCCTCACAGTGGTAATCCATATGGATCTTGAAACGCTTGAAAGCTTCGAGACCCACGTGATCCATATTCCGGAAAGGTTCGTCAAGCCTGACGTACTTTTCCTCTGGAAATTTTGAATCGAATGAGGAGTACCCCTGGAATCCGACATAATGTCCCGGATAAAAGGGACGAGAATGCTTAGCTGCCCACATTCGTGGCTGGATCATGAAAGAGTGGGGGGAGAAGTACTCATAAATGAGTCTTCCCCTCTTACTTTCAGGATCCCTAAGTAAACGGACTGGAAAATGGAATCTCCTCCAAACAGCGAGCTCCTCCTCGACTACCGATGCATTAGTGTTATCTTTTATTGGCGATCCAAACGCCATATTAGAGGTAACAATGATGATCGGTGAGACGAACCGTTGACCTTTCTCTTCGAGATTGGCCATCGGGAGGATGTACTCGTTGGTGGAGACCAGTTGTTCAAACTCTACCAAATCGGAGCGGTCATTCAGATCTTGGCCAAAGTCATCTAAGACGACGATGGGCTGACCTGAGTAACCATCCCAGTGTTTGGTAGCACAAGAACGGGAATAGACAAGCTTCTTTCGATCGTTACACTCGAAAAGAAGCACTCCTAGCTGATCCACAAGGTTCACTACAGATGTAGTTTTTCCTGAACCAGGTGGACCGAAAAGACCCAGAACAAAAGGTTCCGGTCTTGTCGAACCAACTAGGAGCTTCTGATAGAGCGCGCCTCTCTGGATCTCAAGAGAACCAGAGAGGGCACTCCGTGCACCTCCCTGCTTTCGGGAGGATTCTACCGTCGCCTTCGTATTGGGAAGTCGAGTCTGATCCGGT